TACGGATATGCGCAGGCAAATTAGGTATCTGTAATAAATATTCACTTTCTTTCAAACATGCTTCTGCTCCATTTACATAATCAGCACAAATTGAATGCTCTAAAGGAATTTCAAATTCTAATAAATCTGGATGAACAAATAACCAATCAGTTGATGAAGGTAATTTTATCGCATGATCTGCCAATAAGTAAGCTGTTTGATAATTTCCATCTAAACGTAATTGAACTATCGCAGCATGAAGAGCTTCAACACGAGAAGGACGTAACTGCCACGCCGTCAACCAAGCAGATAAAGCTTCTGCTTTAAGTCCAAGTAAACTCCACATACTACCTACTTGAAATTGAGCATAATACTTTTCTTCTTCCCAACCACCTAATGTCACACGTTGCTGATATGCTTTTAACGCACTTGAATACATTCTTAATTCAGAATATGTCTGACCTAAATAGAACCATGAACGATGATCATTAGGATCATCAGCTGTGGCACCTTCTAAAAGTTTTCGGTCACTTTCTAATGTTTCATGTCTATCTTTATGTCTAAATCCTCCATCATCATAATGCTTCAGCTGACAACCTTGTAATACAACACGTTGACCAAAAGTTCCATCAGGTAGACAAATAAATTCATGTACCACACCTTTCCATATCCAACCTATGTCACCACGAATTAAACGAGGAACATGATATGTAAACCCACTGATTCGATATTCTATAAAATATGCTTCTATATTGGTATCGAGTTTGCTTGCATCTAGTTTACCTAAAATTGCCTCATCAGCATCCATGCACAACAACCACTGTGCCTTCCCCTTAGCCAACTGCATTAGCTCCGTACGGTTATGCGCAAAATTCACCCACGGCCGCTCATGTAATTCACCAGGAATATCACCAAGCACATCCCGCACAACTTCCATCGTATTGTCTGTACTTCCCGTATCAACGATCACCCAGTAGTCAATCTTTCCCCGCAACGACGCGACAAGTCGAGGTAGCGTCTTCGCTTCATTCTTCACAATGCACACAAGTGCAAGTTGAGGTAGTTCATCCATCACAATAACCAATCATTACAGTAGAACCACCCGGTACGCGATCATACTCACGTACCGGGTGATCCATTAATATCTCTCTACCCAGTCGGAGGTGTGGTCGGAGGAGGTGGGGGTGGAAGATGCGGATTGATAACAGGCTTCGGCTTACCACAGTTGCACACGATTACTTCACCGCCTTTTCTGAATTAGATCCATTCATCACTCGACGTACTAGAGATGCTTTCAACTCTAGCATCATCTTCTGATCGAGTTCCTGCTTCGTGTGTCCAGTGATTGTCGGCAGACCACTGGAGATTAGTGCCTGCGGAGCACCACTGGCCACCCGAGCGTGCAGCCGAGGGATCGGGTACCCACCCGCGTTGACCGCCAGCAGGCCGATCAGTCGCAGTGAACCACCGATCCGACGCCAGTCACCGGAGAGGTTCCCAGATGCACGCAGCGCGTGAATCTGGGACGCTGTCGTGTCAGGCCGCAGCGCACCAGCGAACCAGATGCCGTGGTTGTCGGTACCTACCGCGACATCCGCGACCGCCGCACCAGTGTTGTCGTAATGATCACTCGCTCCGGACGCACCCATGTACAGCGGCGCGTGGTTGGTGTTGACCGTGATCTGGCCGACCGACACGTGTGTCCCGTCCGAGCAGATCACTTCACCAGTCATGAAGTACGGATACTCGGCCTCGTACGGAATCGAGACGCACTCATTGGTGTACCCGACATGGCACTCACCATGTGGTGCGGCATGCCCGTACACCCGACCGGCATCGGTGATCGTGACCGGCACCAGCACTGAGAAGTTCGGATTTTCAAACCAGGATCGATCCGGCCGCCATTCGTCAGAGACCGCGTGCGCAACCAGTGAGTTCGCCCATGGTCCCACCGCAGCCTCCGTATCATCCGTGCCGGACTGAGCGACACGTGTCGCGGACGCGGCGAGCGCTACCTGAGCGTCCTCGTCGATTGCGACATACGCCTCGACAAATGCTGCAACATCACAAAGCGTTGCTGCACGTACTCTTCCAGCATGGAAGATGGTTTTCTCGGGCGTACCGAACAAAATGGACAGGATGTCATCGGCCTCTACGATCTCAGAGTCATCGTCACTGTTCTTCTCTGGCCAGACGTACTCGATGTCCGCGTCACCGATGTCGTCCGCGTCGATCGAGACTCCACGCAGGAACTTGCCCTTGATCAGGTCGTAGGCACGCTTCCCATCCGCCTCAGCGAGGTTGAGCACACCCGATCCCATGATCTTGTCCTCATCCCGCCAGATCACGTCGATACGGCCGACGTTGACCGCGACGGTGTGCGGGATTCCGCCGTGGCTGTCTTCCTTGTTCCACCGCAGTGGCAGTGGCAGGTCAGCCCAGGTGAGTGAGTTGGGAGCGAACTCACGGCCGTCACCAGTGGTTACGCCCTCAACCACGAGCACCCCGGTCCACGGCGCCGTGGTGGCCGGCTCGGTAGGCTCTACTGGTTCCACAGGATCGCCCTCAGACGCCAAGGTAGCTGTGTCAGCTGTGTCCTCTTCAGGTGCGCCAGGTGCCTCATCCTCAGGCACACACTTGCCTGTCTTGGGATCAGGTTCGAAACCAGGTGGGCACGGCTTGAGACCATCAGGAGCAAGATCTTCGGTGGCCTCATCAGCCGCACCCTTCTTGTTCTCCTTGAGCCGGCGGTCCTTGTCTGTCCCCGGAGATGCGCGTCCACCGAAATCAGTATCAGTAGCCATGGTCATTTATCATACACCATCCCTCATTGGTACTGCTTTAAATAATTATTAGCTAATTCCATCCACTCTATATCTTCAATAATACCAAGTCGTTGATTACATGGACTACAAAGAAGTCCTCGAATACACTTACCACAGGTCTTTTCACGTTTTGGACAACATGTATGATCATGATCAACAGCTAATGCTCTACCATTTTCTTCTGGAGTTTTTCCGCATATAGCACAAACACCATTTTGTGCGTCAAGTAACGCATCATAAGTTTCTGGAGTAAGTCCAAATCTCCGCATTAATGTTCTAATACGCATCTCAGACCTAACTACATCTTCTCCTAAACGTTCTAGTTGTTTTCTATAGTGTTCAGCATGGTAACCAGGTTGAGATTCAACTTCACGCCGTTTAGCAGTAGTTTCATCACGATGTGCTTCAGCCCATTTATTTTTGATCGCTCGTGATCGTTCAGGATGTGCTTTAACCCATGCTTTACTAGCCGCTGAACTCTGTTCACGATGTGTTGCTCGATAATTAAAATCAGCACATTGTTTAGAACAAAAACGACGAAACCGACCAGTTGTCGGCATAGGCCCATTACACCATTCACACTTTGTTAAAAGTTCTTTAGCCTTAGCCAATTATCTCTCCTCTATAAGAATCTAAGTAATTATTAGCGAGCTTCATCCATGACATACTTTCAATAGTACCAAGTCGTTGGTTACATGTAGTGCAAAGAAGCCCTCTAATACACTTACCACAAGTAATTTTCCCAGGACAACATGAATGATCATGATCAACAGCTAATGCTCTACCATTTTCTTCAGGTGTTTTACTGCATAAAGCACAAACACCATTTTGTGTTTCAAGTAATGCATTATAATCATCTAGAGTAAGTCCAAATTGCTGCTTTAAACTCTGTCTACGACGACTAGCCATGATGACGTCTTTACCTAAACGTTCTAAATCATCTTGATAACGCTTAGCATTGTATTCAGGTGTCCAACGATCTCGTCTAGGATGTTCAGCTTCATACTTTGCATAGTAACAAGTTGAAGAACATGTACGACGAAAGCGTCCAGTAGTAGGCATAGGCCCACCACACCATTCACACTCCGTTAAAAGTTCAACATCCATTACTTCATCCATCCATGGGAGCGTAGAAAAGCCATAAGTTCGAAGTACCCTCTCTCTATCTCAGACATCTCATTTATTCTACTCCCGAACTCAACGGTAGAGCCACTAGATGCCAAAGAATCTGGTGGATCTTCGCCAAGTGCCTTATAATGGGACCGCAAATGTGACTTAGCACGTTCAACAGCAGCTGAGCTACGTCCTGACAAGCTATTAACTCTACCTGCCGCTGCGCTTAGCCCTGATCGATTGAGTGCACCACCGGGATTGTGATGTGGTAAGAAACATTTTGTTTTAATTGGAGCGTCACCTGGATCACACGCTGCCGTAGACATTTTGTACTGCTCATCAGTAAATGCAGATGGACTGCCGTTCCACTCGGAATCATCTGATACAGATTGCGATGGGCCGAAGTCTTGATCACTAGCACTGGTGCACCCGCAGTCAGTGTCAGCGGTGGACTTCTCGTTAGCGTAAAGCGCCGCAAGCTGGTCATTTGCCGATTTATCTATTAACGGAATATCAACAATCTTTCCAGCGAACGCGAGTCGCACTTTGTCAAAGGTGACCGGACCAAGCCGCTCGGTCATCGACTCGATCAGATCAGTACCCACTTCCGCACCATAAATCAAACAGACATGTGGCACATACGGCGTGTGTTGAGGTGGCAGATTAAAGAAGATCAAACTGTCTTCCCATGCCTCTTTCATCATGTGTTTGAAAGACGAGAATCCGCCGATTTCTTTCTGAGCGTCACTCATCTCGTCAACTGGTGGGTCACCAACAGCCAGCACCCAGGACGGATCATCACTACTTGGATTCCAGTAATTCACACCGAACGCGATGCCATCCATGGGTGGTAGCGCACGCCGTTCGATCATCTGACTTACTGCGGTGACCAACCCAGCACATATCTCTTCACCAAGATCGGCCGCATCACCGAGGTACCACAGTGTCAGGTGAAGCTGCTCACGAGGTTCGGCATCAGGTACGTCAAGCACCAGTCGGTCAAGATCGGCGTCAGAAGGAATCAGCGCGATCAT